ATACAATATACAATATTATAAAAATTGGGAATTATTTATAGGTATAATAGTCTTAACAGGAATAACGGTAAAGATCTTGAATAAACCAGTCAATTTACCATAATTTATAATTTATAATTTATAATTAATACATTTAATTGATAATTAAATTTTATAAATAATTATCAATGTTGACTAATTTTTTTTCCATATTTTCAAAAATAAACAATATCACCTCAAAAACAAATAAAATAGTAAATGTAAATACAACTTTTACATCATGTCCATTTTTTAAAAAACATTTTGATAATTATATCGCATTATCAAATCAAAAATCATTAGAAATATACAGAAAATATAATACAAATACTTTTCCAAAGTTTAGTGTATTAGATTTAAATAAACCCTCTGAAACAACCATTTGTAAAACATATATTAATTCATCACATCTTTTTTACAAATGTGTTTTTTTAATATTTTTAGCATCTTTTTCCAAAAATAGGTTACCTGTTTTCTAATATTTATATTTATATTTATATTTATATTTATATTTTTATAGTTTTCTTTATGTATATATATTATGGATAATAATGATACTATTAATAATGCTGTATTAAATATATCAACTCTTGAAAAAGAGTATGACCTTTATTTAAAGCAATATCAAGAAGCATATAAAAATTACATCAATATTTTAAATACATCATCTAATCCATGTGAAAAATATAAGATGGAATCAAAGGGCGTTTCTCAAGAATGTTATAATAAAATATGGTCTGATCAAGGATGTACTACAGAAGCACCAACTATAGGCGATTGGCAAAATGGTCAAACATATGATGGTCTTGTAAATGACAGCTATTTATGGGCTACTTTGACAGATACAGATCACCGTAAAGGTTGTTATGGGGATTCTACTGACTACACTACTAAAACAGAACCTACTTATTCATTAGGAAAGGAATATACTGAATTGCCTGGAAGAACATGGTGGGGAACCTATGGAATTAAAGAAGGACCTGCTAGTTCAAAAGAAGAATGTATATCTATGTGCGCATCTGATAGTAATTGTACAGGTGCGACATTTAATCCAGTAAAACGATATTGTTGGGCAAGAGGTGGAGATGGAACTGTTTCTGCCGGTTTATCTGATGATAGCGCATTAATTCCTAAATTAAAAGGCGTTTTGTTGATACTTGGCGTATTAAATGATAAATTAATATCCATTAATGAAGAATTAAAAACAGAAACAAATAAAATGACACCAAAACTTCAAGAGGAAAATAAAAATAATAAAAACCAAAAACAAAAATTTGACCAATATTACGATGAATTATATTATGATAAAGGTGAAATGGCAAAAATGCTGAATGAATATAATAGCATTGAAGCTGATTTAAATGATCAAACATTAGTTGTTAATCAAGAAAATTTAAGTTTACGATTATGGACATTAGTTGCAGTAATAATATCTTTTATTGTGATAAAAAAAATGATTAATTCTTCTGATGAAAATATAACCGCTGATTTTATTATAAATAAAGTTTTTATATTAATCATTTTTATATCTATTTTCAGTATAAGTAAACCCGCTGGTTATGCTACTATGGGGTTCCTTTTAATTTCATTTTTAATTTATAAATTAAATTTTAGTGGTTAAATAATGTAAAATTTAAAATATAAAATTTTAATAAAACCATTTAAATGTTTCATATTATATTATTATAATGAATTCTAATAATATTGATATTACTAATAATACTATGATCGCAGAATATGTATGGTCTGATTTAAACGGAAATTTAAGATCTAAAATAAAAATAATTCAAAAAAATTCCTTTTTTCATTATTCTAAGATAGAAGATTTTCCTATTTGGAATTTTGATGGATCTTCTACTGGTCAATCTTTAACTACCGTTTCCGATGTTATTATTAGACCAGTTAGATTATATAAAAATCCTTTAATAAATTCTTCCTTTGAATCAGTTTTAGTGTTATGTGAATGTTTAAATAAAGATTTATCTCCTCATGAAACTAATAGTCGTGCTAAATGTGAAGAAACATCAACTAAGTTTAAAGATAATGAATGTTTATTTGGAATCGAACAAGAATATACTATTTTAGAAAGAGATGGTAAGCCATATAAATGGTTAAATGGTTCAGAACCTGGTTTAGGTGTTCAAGGTCCTTATTATTGTTCTGTAGGTGGCGATCGTGCTTTTGGTAGAGAAATTGCGGATGAACATATGTTATGTTGTTTAAATGCAGGCATTCATATTTGCGGAACTAATGCGGAAGTAATGCCATCACAATGGGAATTTCAAATAGGTACATGTGATATGCTTACGGTATCAGATGATTTGTTAGTTGCGAGGTTTTTCTTACATAAAATAACAGAAAAATATAATTGTTGTGTATCGTTTCATCCTAAATTATTTCCTAATTGGAATGGTAGTGGTGGGCACACAAATTTTTCAACTAACAAAATGAGATTAGGTGATCATACAAAATGGGAAGGGTTTTTATCAGAACCACCAGTGTGGACAGCAAAAAAAAAATTAGGAATGAAATATATTGTAGAAGCATGTGAAAAATTAGCAAAAAAACATGATGAACATATAGCCGTTTATGGAATAGATAATGATAAAAGGCTTACAGGAAATCATGAGACGAGTAATATTCATACATTTTCTTGGGACAAACAGAATAGAAATTGTTCTATAAGAATTCCTTTACAAGTATGTATTGATAATTATGGTTATTTGGAAGATAGACGTCCAGCTTCCAATATGGATCCTTATTTAGTAACAGAAATAATGGTTAAAACTATTTGTTCTGAATAATTTAAATGACATAAATAATTAATACAAAATATTTATTTTTTGTATTAATCTATATTAATAATGGATGATGATTTAATTAATTTATCTTTAAATCAAGGAAAACAATTTAAAAAATTTCAAGGAAAAATAAAAACAAGTGTTGAAAATCAAATTCATGGAGCAAAAAGCAACAGAGTTTATAAAAAAAAAGAAGGATTTACTAATAATACTAACATAAATCTTGATCAACAGTCAACCGATTTGTTACAACAAAGAGATGAGCGAGCAAAAATAGTTAATCAATCTAATAAAGCTGATCTTGATAAACTAACAAATTTACAAAGTCAGTACAATGATTTACAAAGTCAATACAATAATACACAAAATCAAGTAAATAGTGGAAGTTTAGTATCTATTAATAGAACAAGTAGTAACAATCCATATTTAAATAAAAATATATCTTTACCTCAAAACACATCAGGATATCCTGTAACTGATTTAGGATATGGAGGATATGTTTCTGGACAGGGTCTTTTTAAACCTTATCCAGACCAAGCAACATTTGATTCAGTTGCTGGAAAAAATGGTTGTCCTAAAAATATTATGTCTAATGTACCTGTAAATGATTATTCATCTTCTTTACTACAAGGTCAAAATATGGTTTCAAACCAATCATGTGGCAATGAAGGCAAAAATGTGTACGTTAGTAAATTAATAGATAATCCTACATCTTCTTATGTAGGATGTTATAATGACAAACCTACTTCAACAAATGTCAACGCAATTCCTATTATGAATTCATCTAATTCACTAAATGGATTTGTGACTCTAGCTTCTAGTGTGTATCAAAATAATAATTCAATGGGACCTTGGGCTGCTTTTGATCAAACCACAACTACTTTTTGGCATGCTGGAGAAGCTAGTAATAATTTATATAACACTAATACAGGTCTATATCAAGGAACAAATAGCAAAGAAGTTAATACAGTAAATTCTGGCATTTTAACTGTAAAAGGTGAATTTTTACAAGTAAATTTGCCTGGTGTAAATACAGATGCTGTTCAAAATATGAAAGTAACTCAGTATTCTATTTCCCCTCGGACTGATGGCAATTGGTTTTTAACACGTACTCCTAATACATGGTATTTGCTAGGTTACTCAAACACAAATAAACAATGGTATGAAGTTGATCGTCAGGTTGGACAGAAATTTCCTGATTTAAAATCTAAAACATATAACGTAGCGAATCCAGGAAGTTATGGGGCATATAATATTATTGTAGAAAAGGTGGGCAATGATGATCAAACTACAAAACGAGACACTGTTCAAATTGCTGAATTAAATTTAGTTGTTAGTTCTGATTCCACCTTTACAAATTCAGATAGAGCCATGATTTATAATTCTGATTCAATTGGTTACACTACATTTGAAAAATGTCAAAAATATGCCATTGATAATGAATATGAATATTTTGGATTACAAGATGTACAATCAAATGGAACCGCAGCATGTCTTGTTAGTAATGATTATGACAGAACTATCAGCTACGGAGATGCTTCTAAACAAACCACTTCAATATTATTATGGTCATCTAACACAGCAACAGGACAACAAAATACGATGCAAATCGTTGGTTCTGGACAAATAACAATATATGATATGAATAATACAGCTATTTTTAATTCAAACGATGCGGACCCTACTTGTGTAAATTGGGGAACTATGATGATAGATTCCGCAACATATGGGGGGAATTGTAGTGCTCCAATAGGAAATGTTACAACAAAAGTTGGAACTGATTTAAATTGTAATTGGTCACAAAGTTGTTCTATACCTATCTCAAATAATACTTTTGGTGATCCGTCTTCTGGATGTGCTAAATCATTTGATGTCGCCTATAAATGCGGTGGTAAATCATTTACAAAAAATCTATCGCCAGCTGAAGGACAAACGATGATATTAGATTGTAATGAATATATGAGTACAGAATGCCAATATTATATGATTTTACAGGATGATTGTAACATGTGTTTATATAAAGGCACAGATCCGTCAAATGAAAAAGCAGGAATTTGGATGACTCATACTAATGGAAAACAAAAGAGTACAAATCCTGATTGGGTTGCGTCTAAAGGTAAATATGGTCGTAATTATATGAAAACAGGAGAAACATTGACAGCGGATGAATGGATTGGTTCAAATGATGGTTCTATAAAATTAATGATGCAAAAAGATGGCAATTTGGTTTTATATACTTCAGAAACAAAATCAGGTTGTTCTATAAATAATAATCAAACATTTGGATCTGGTTGGGTTAATGCGGTATATAAAATAGATCAAACAGGAAACAAAGGTGTTCTTGGAAAATTAGCATACATAGATAATGAAACAAAGTTAAGAGAATATCCATCTTCTTTACTATCAAAATCAAATCAGTATCAATTATTAAACGATTTTGATTCTTTGGGAAATGATATTCAGCAAACAACAACAACAACAGGAGAAAAAGGTTGTATAGACACATGTAACGCAAATGGAGATTGTTCTGGATTTGTTTATCAGCCAAATGGAAATTTATGCTATTTAAAGAATTCAGGAATGTATCCTAATGGTGAAAAACAATATTATTCAAATAGTGGAATTATTTTAGGTATAAGAAAGCCGGAAATTAGTTCATCATTAAATAGTTCTTGTAGCAAAGATTTAGTAGACATAGATAGTATTCAATACGAAAATTATATTAAAGGTGATCCTATGACTTCAGAAACAACATGTGGATCTCCAGTTATCGTAACACAAGATAAAACAAATTTAACAAATTTACAAAATAGTATGTTATCTGTTGGGCAACAAATAGCAAATCAAAGTAATAATTTATATAATGAAAACAACAATATGTATGATACTATTTCAAAAAATTCGGTTCAATTAAATAAAAATATAAATATGTATAAACAAAATGATAATAAAATAAAAACAGAATTAAATATGCCTGTTAATAATAATTTTAGTTCTAAAAAAGGAAAAGAAGGTATGAAAAATATTGATACAGATATAAATACAGATAAAAAAATAATTACAATGAATGATATAAATAGCATGTTAAGTGATACGGATATAACAGTTTTACAAGAGAACTATAGTTATATATTTTGGAGTATTTTAGCTATTGGATTATTAACAGTTACTATTAATCAAACAAAGAAATAATTATCTATCTATATTCTATATTATGACAGATAATTTACAAGAAAGAAATGATCAACTTATAAGCAATATTAAAACACTTCAATCAACTGAAATGAATCTTTATAATAGTTTAGAAAATCAAAATTTAAGCGCAGACCAAAGAAAACAAGTCATCGATAAAATAAATCAAATTTCACAAATGAGAATTAATATGTATTCTAATTTAAAAGATAGTTATTCTAATTACCAACAAAATGTTTCTTTTTCAAGAAATATAGTAAATGATCAAATGCTTTCAGTTGATGTCATTGAAAATGAATTAAATAATTCCAAAAGACGGTTAAATTTGCTTGAAGAACAAAAAAATAATAAAATTAGATTGGTTGAAATTAATACTTATTATGGAAAACAATATAATGCCCATAAAGAAATTATGCAAATAATTGTTATTATGTGTATTCCAATTTTGATTTTAACTATTTTAGCAAATAAAGGTATTATTCCTTCAAAATTAAATATAATAGTTACAGGACTTATAATTGTATTTGGTTTAACGATAATTGGTTATAAAATTATTGATATCTCTAATAGAGATAAAATAAATTACGATGAATATAACTGGTATTTTAATAAAGAAGATGCCCCCACTATTAATGAGACGATTGGAGAAACAACTGATACAAGTACAAGTTCTGATCCTTGGGAAACACCTACAATTGTATGTGTTGGTGCTGAATGTTGTAATGATAATAATATTTATGATGAATTACAAAATAAATGTATTCCAACTTCTCAATATAACGCAAACCAGAAAAAAAATGGAGAAACTACTACAACAGAAGAAGCATTTGTTAGTGGAGTATTAGGAAAATATGCTTATTTGGCGGATTATCCATCAACAAGATTACAAGAAAATGTTAAGTCATACAACTATTAAATAAAATACTTATTATTTACTCTTTGATAGAAACAGTATAATTTTTAATCTAATAATAATACAAGATGGATAAATTATTTTCAGATTTACAAAATAATACTAATACTAATAATACTAATAATGATTCTACCAAAGATGCTGATAAATTATTACAAAAACAACAAATTTCTACTGAAAAATTAAATTCTTTGTTAGAACAATCTTTAAGCGCACTTTCATGTGGTCCTACTTGTCAAAAAATAAAAACAAGCGAAGATCTTAAACAAAAATATTTAAATGCTCAAACAAATTTACAAACAGCACCTATTCAATTAGAAACATCAAAGAAAAATTATTACGTTTTTACTGAAGGTGAACCACGTTATAATGATATGTTAGAAAAAGAATTAAAACAAAAAGCAGTTATCATGGGAAAAATGTTAGCAGATAATTTTCATGAAGAAATTTCTAATGCGAAGCTTATGAATTCGTATTATAATACCGAATTAACTAATTCAGCTTATACAAAAGAATTATATTCAGTTTATTTAGAAAAAAATCAAGTAATACAAAAGAATATTAAGGGTCATCATGCGGATGTATTAACGAATGACAGAAAAACATATTATGAAACAGAAGCTATAGAAGATTTAAAATATTGGCATTCTGTTTTAATGTTTATATATTATTTATTTGTTATACCTATTTTTGCATTTGCTCTGTTTATGAGAACTTCTTATAATTTTGGTATAAGAATTATATTACAATTTATTGCGTTATTATATCCATATTATATTGATTTCATTTTAAGAAAAATTTATGGATTTTTTTATTCTATTTGGATACGATTACCTAAAAATGTGTACAATGATTTGTAAAGATTTAATTTAGATAAAAATAATAATATAATATTAAAAAATATTATATTATAAATTATTTGATTTTATTATTTGATTATTTGATTATTTGATTATTTGATTATTTGATTTAAAATTCATCTAATACATCATCATCTCCATCATCACTCTTTATTTTTATATCTATCCACTCTTTAGCTCCACTTTTATTTGTTTTCTTATCAAATCTTTTATCCATTGCTTCTTCTAATTCCATCAACTTTGGTATTTTTCTACCAGAATGATTTAATTGAAACCATTCTTTAAATACACTATTCAATATTTTTTTTCCTAAGTGTGCTCCTGGAACTTTTTCTATATTATCAGCAATAAATCCAGCAATACAATCTTGACTTTGTCTATATTTATTTGAAGCTGCTTTCACTTCTTCACAATCAACCACTTCACCATTTGTTTCAAACGCACGATTCACTAACATACTCATAAATACAATTGCCCATGATGGTAACTTTTCTTTCAAACTTTTATCTTTTGGAAATATATGTTTTGTATCATCTGTATGAGTTTCTCCGTCTGACACAAACTTTGAAATAAAGTCTACCAGTTTCATTCTTCGCCATGTGCCATCATCTCCTCCTCTTACTTCAAATAACGCATTGGTACAAACAACCAAGCTAAACTGAGGAATAAATATCTCACTTGAACAAAACAGCGCTCTTGCTTGAATCGGGTCACCACCTGTTAGTTCTTTCATTATACCTTCATTTATTACCGCATCTTTTGAAGGTTCTTGCATAACCGCATACCGTACCCCTTTTAATTGTATGATTTCCGATGATGTGCCACCTATCGCATTTCGTTTCTCAGTTACCAATGTTATAGGAACTGTACCTTTATAATCACCTAATGACTGCGACATTAACTCTGTTAAAATAGACTTGCCATTTGAACCTGAACCACGATAAATATTGAACGCATGTTCTTTCTTTATACCAATTAAAGTGGCTGCCAAATGATCCCACATATATCGGCACAAGTCTTTCTGTGGAAACAGCTGTTCCATAAATGTACACAGTTCATTTATTGTGGAACTATTCATTTCAGGATTTAAAGCCACATATGGTATACCTGTTGTCTTTGTAATATAATCTTGTGGATACCCATGTCTAAATATTTTACTCTTGAAATCTACAACTCCGTTTGTAAAACACATTAGATATGGATTTGCGTCCATGTTTCTCACAAAATTTTTATCAAAGAAAATTTCCATTGCTTCTCGCATAATATTATTTTTATCTCCTGTTTTCTTTAATTTTATACAAATTTCAGCTATCTTCTTTATCTTCTTTTGAACTATTTCATGATGATCTTCATTTTCTTTGAAGCTCTGCATATCTGACAAATATTCAGCTTGTTTATCTGAATATAGTTGAAACAAATCTTTTGATATTGCCATTCGCAAAGTCATACCTTCATCTTGTTCCCATCGATGATTATTAAATACATACCATGTTTTGTTAGTTAAACTACTACAAACATAACGATCTTTAAACATATGATATAAAACCATCGCATAATCCCAATCACCCACTTCAAATATGGTTTCTTCAATATAACTATTGATAGTAGATCGTTTTACCTTCTCATATGCTTCAAACGCATCTTGCTTTGCCCAATACATGATTGACTTTCTAGTCATTCCATCTGGTTTTTTGTTGAAATGATATTTCCAATCATTATATAGCTTTGGAATAGTACTATAATCAAAATCAGATGCGTTGCTTCTAAGCATTATCCATGATAAGAATAATCGTTCATCTGTATGTTTTAAAGCAAACGCAACTTGTCTGTTCAATAGATGTGAACCTGGTTCATAATATTTGGCTGGTAAAACTTGTGTATAGTCATGCGTCTCCTTTATATATTGTTCATTTATTTTTAGTGAAGCCATAATATTCTCAACTGCTTTATTCAAAATATTCAAATTTGTTATATCTGATAATTCAATATCTAACCCGACTTCTTCTTCGTCTAGAACTAAATTGACTTTTCCCTTTCCTCCTGTTGTTGTTGTTTTTTTAGCGCCCTTTGTTGTCAACATTTTGTTATATTTTTCTGTTACCTTTGGATTCATCTCAAATTTTACATGCGCTCCATATTGCGCTGATAATAAATGTAAATTTTTTGACAAATCAAATTCTTTTACTGATTTTGGAACCGTCATAAACTCGTTATCAGCTGGATCTATTTCCGCAATCATATAATAAGATAATTTGTATGCTTCATTACCCGGTTTTTGAGAACCATACATTTGCCAATTTGTTTTACCTTTTGTAATTCCCTCATCTAAAACATTTGCCCAATCATTCTTTAGCGGTAATTCCCAAATGTCACTTAGCTTTGCAATTATTTGTTCTCGTAATATTTGCTGTAAAGTATGATCCATTTGAATTCCAAATATCATATGTATTCCATCTTTTGTCAAAGTTTTTTCTGTTACACGATTTACATGCGGCTTTTCCATTACGAAAATAGGAAATGGAGTTTTTTCTCTGAAAATCAATAATTCCTTAAGTTCTTCTAAATATAATTGGATCACATCCTGTATATGTCCTATTGTATGCTGGCGTTCAGTTACATCATAATCGTAACGAAAGTCAAAGTCTACCAAAAGAGGGCCTGTACCATCTTTTAATTGGGCTTCTGTTAAATATTCCTTTCTACCTTTTACAAATACACTTTCATAATAAAGACGATAATATAATGGCAATTCTTCTTTGTCTATACTATAGTTACCGCCACGAATATTTAATGCTTCATCTTTTATTCTTGTATGCGTTGATGTTTTACCTAGAGATGTCGCATTATGCTTTGAAAGAAAATCACCTAGATCGTTAATTTGTGATGATGTTGTCATTGAATTCATTATTGTTGTTGATATTATATATTAAGATTTTTCTATTTCATTTTTTTTTATTTATTTAAAAATTAGAAAAGTTTTCAGTTTTACGTTTATTTTATTATATAATATAATATCAATTGTAGTTATATAATAAATAAAATTAATATAAAAATTGCTCTATATATTAATTTAAATGACAACTATTTCCAAAGAAACTATTAGCCGTTTATTAAAAGATGTACGACAAATAATTAAGCATCCTCTTACTGATAATAATATTTATTATGTTCATGATGATACTGATATTTTAAAGGGATATG